TCAATTATTTTCTTTACTCTATCACGAGTAGTTTTATAAGTGAAATAAAGTAAATTAGTAGTTCCTCGTATTCTTTGGTCTTGCGCAATTCTATGATAATCCCACCATTGTACTGCCGAACTCGCTAATTGTGCTTTTTTATCTTCATTACCCGGTTCATTCAACCATTGAAATTCTACTAATACTTCGCTAATTGGAACTACTTTAAATTCGCCGTGGTAAAAACAATCTCTAAAAAATGGATCATCAGAATACGATTGAATTTTATTTTCAGGATTTACATATTCTAAAAGAATACCTCTATCAGGACAGAATTTATGTTTAGCCCAAGCAACTCCACATACAGTCAAATCATTTTTTATTTGTCGGTCAATTGTATCTTCAAAACGATTTTCTTTTAAAACCATATCGATAGCTAATTCTTCTGACATTTCAAAAGATTGCTTGTACTCTAGTTGCATATGCAAGTCTAACTCTGCTTTTGTTTCTGGAATTTGGTCAATTGGCAAATTACCGACATCTACTCCCAGCTTTTCTTTGGCAGCAACAATAAAATCTTTAGCATTTTGGTCGTCCTCAATTCTTCTTCTATAAGCAATTCGCTCATTGGTAGATGCTTGGTCAATAGCAGTTGCTCTTACAGAATATCCTCTATCACACATTCCATTTACTACTACATCAACCAATTTGGGAATTATAGAAATTGGCTGAGACGATAAATTTAAAAATGATTTATCTCCATCGGATTTAAAAGCTTGTTTGTATTTATCCATTGATTGCAAACCTTTGGCATACATACGTCTTTCGATAAGCTGATTCCGTTCGGTATAGAATCTACAAACAGTTTGATTAGTTACATTATATCCGTAAAACCATTCATTAGAAATTGCCTGCGCAAGCCTTAAACCCCATTCTACTTTTTTCTTTTCCTCAAATGGCGACAATTGGCTTGGGAAGACAATATCTGCCGATAGATTTACACCGTTATTTTTGTTATCCATTATGAATCAATGTATTTTACAACAAAGATAATAATTTTCTATACTAATTTACATAGTGATAAAGTTTTTCTATTTTGTAGTATCTTTGACTATTCTAAATTTAAATTATAATGAAAAGCAGTAGTGTAGAAATAGCTATTATTAATATGTTGTCGGGAATGACCGAAAAAATACAAGCTCGCGAATTTACCGACGAGAAATTAGTGGCTCTTGTAAAAAGTCGTACAGACGCTTTTAGTTCTATAAAAGAAATGTTAGGAATGTGGCAAAATGATCCTAGCGCACCTAATAATGAAAAATTAATAACTTATACTAAAAAATTAATAAAAGCAGGAGAAACATCTGTTGAAATATTAACAAAAGCATTTGTTAAAGATATTGATTTTGAAAAATTAGATATTGAAAAATACGGATTAGCTACCAAAAGTAAGCCTATTATATATAAAGCAGTAAAAGAAATTGAAAGTGGACTTACATTATTAAGAAAGCAAGTTGCTACAAACACTATAGATTTTAAAGAACGAGATTTTAAAGTAGGTTATCCAGAGAGATTTTCTAAAGGAGAGTTTTACCCTTTAAAAGATTATTTTAAAAATTGGCACGATAAAGAAAACGACAGTATAAGAATATGTCCAAATAGCACCGATGGAGAAATAATAATTTTAGACGAATTAAAAATAACTCTTCCAAAAGAACCTAAAAATAAAAAAGAAATATTATTCTATGATTTGCCAAAAAAAGAACAATATTGGCAAAGAATTCCTTTACCAAAAGGATTGACTCCAGAAAATGAAGATTCTTATTCAGACTTTATATTAGAGGAATTTCGAAGAAGAAGAGAAGGTGTTTGGTTTATGAACAATGGAGAAGCGGTCTATTTAACAGGAAGTCATTATTTTGCCTTACAATGGTGTATGCTTAAAGACGAAAGGTTTACAGGATATATGGGATTTCGTTATTCGCAAGCTAAAATGTTTTATCATACGGAAGCTTGTGTTATTGACACTAGGTGTTTGGGTCAGTTTTTTGTAAAGTCAAGAAGGACAGGATATACATTTGAAAAATTGTTTAGAATGCTTAATGAATTTACATCTACTAAACAAGCCAACTTTGGACTTACTTCAAAGTCTGATGAAGATGCAAAAAAAGCATTTAAAAAACTTTCATTTGCTTTTTTAAATTTACCTTTCTTTTTTAGACCCGTAGTTAAAAGTAAAGAAGATAGTGAAGTAAAATTAGAATTTGCAAAACCTCAATCATCCTCTGTTTTAGCTAAAAAAAGCAGAGATACAGGTACTGACGATTACTTAAACTCTACATTTGATTATGAGCCAACAAAAGAAGACGCTTATGACGGACAAGCCATGTATCGTTATTTGGCAGACGAGGCAAGTAAATGGAAAAGAGGATTAAATTTTTTAAAGCACTGGGGAGAAGTTTCTCCTACATTAGATGAGGGAGGCGATGTTGTTGGTAAAGCTTTTGTTGGTTCAACAGTAGCTGCTAAAAAAGATGGAGGGGAAAATTATCTAAATTTATTTAATCAGTCTCAATTAAAAAAACGAGATTCAACAACAGGAAGAACGCCAAGTGGATTATATCCTTATTTTTTACCTGCACATGAAAACATGGCTGATTTTACAGATAAATACGGAGTTTGTCATAAAACAGTAAAAGAAGGAGAGTCATTTATTAACGCAAAAGGAAAAGTTAAAACAATTGGAGCGGTTCAATTTTTAGAAGCAAAAAGAAAATCTAAAAAAGGACAATCTGATATGGATTATAATAATGAACTTAGAGCTTTTCCAATGACTTTAGCCGATGCTTTTAGAGATGAAAGCAAAGGAAGTTTGTTTAATCTTGAAAAACTTAACGACCAAATTGATCATAATAATAATGTGGAAATTGAAAATACTTTGGTTCGAGGGAATTTTATGTGGAAAGATGGAATTAAAGATACTGAAGTTATTTGGGTTCCTAATTCCAAAGGTAGATTTTTAATTGCATGGCTGCCACCAAAAGAAATGCAAAATAAATGGGTTGAAAAGGTTACGTTTGGAATAAGAAGTAAGCATCCTGCAAATGAAAAAATGGGTTGCATAGGATGTGATAGCTATGATATTGACGCAACGGCTGGCGCTAAATTAGAAAATACAGAAAACGGAGCCGAATATAATGAAGGCTCAAAAGGCGCACTATCTGGCGTAACTAGCTTCTCTTTAAAAAACATTCCAAGTAATTTTTTCTTTTTAGAATACATTGCGCGACCAGAAATAGCAGAAATATTTTTTGAAGACGCATTATTAGCTTGTGTTTTCTACGGATTCCCAATATTAATCGAAAGCAATAAGCCAAGACTACTTTACCACTTTAAGAATCGCGGTTATCGTGGATATTCATTGACTAGGTTTGACAAGGAAACAAACAGATTATCTGTTACTGAAAAAACTTTAGGAGGTGTTCCTTCAAATAGTGCAGATGTTATTAATATGCACGCTTCGGCAATTGAAGCGTACATTAATAAATATGTTGGGTATTACGAGCAAGGAGATGATCTAGTTCCAATAAGAGACGAAAATGAAATTGGAGCTATGTATTTCAATAGGACATTGCGAGATTGGGCACAATTTAATATAACAAAACGTACTGATTACGATATTTCAATTGCTTCTGGCTTTGCTTTAATGGGAGTAAACAGAGATAGTTATAAACCGCAAATAAATGAAAGAAAACCTTTGGAATTTAAAATTAGGACATATTAATTTTTAAAATTTAAATAAGCAAATTCTTTATAATGTGTTTTAGCCATTTCATCGTATGCTTTGGCCGCTTCTATTTCGTGGTCAAAATACCCAATATGTTTTTGTTTGTTATTTATCCTAATGTTTGCTCTCCATTTATTTTTTATATTGCACCAACAAACTCCTTTATATTTTGAAGAAAATCCTTTTTTAGGTTTTTGATTTTTACAATTTTCTGCATTAGTAGAAGGTCTTAAATTATAACGTTGATTATTAAGTCCGTTTCCGTCAATATGATCGCATTTTATTTCTAAATTATTTAAACCTAAAAT